AGGATGAAACATATTGTAATTTGCACTGTGAGTAACAAGTATTTGAGGAGTTGTTGGGAAAATCATACTTGCATTACTGTCTTTTAATGGTTTGAGTATACTAGCATTTTGAAATGTTGCAGGCTGGGCAGGTAAGTGTATTCTTACACGCCAATCTTCGCCGTCATAGTTACTAGCAGATACAAAGCTGCCAGTGCTAACTGTTTTAGCAGCAGGTTGTGCACCATTGGGCAAGCTTCTAGTGCGAATACTTTTTGCCAATGCCAAAGGATCCGATAAATCGTCAAGTGTTCTACGAACATTACTTGCAAAATTTGATACTTTACGCACCTTGTCAGAAAAGTTGTTAACACTGTCTGCAACTGTTTCTATAAAATTAAAAAATCCCATGAATACTCCTTATAGTATTTAGTTGACAAAAATATGTACGTAGTTTATTATAAATATAAATGTAGGAGCAATTATGGCCAGAAGAGTAAAATATCTCAACAACAAAGACATGTTAGCTGAGATACACAAAAGTAAAAACAATTACAGCAGCTTCCTTGAACCTGAATACGCACTTTATGACATTATTTTACCAAGTCTTGACAAAGTAAATATTCGAACAATAGCAGAAGCAAAGCGTAACAAAGCAAAAAAGCTATCACAAGCTGCATACGAAGCTGCAAAAGCAGCAGGCAAGCGTGTTAAAGTAGCTGATTGCGAAATTGATTATAAAACAATAGAAAAAAATGAATTGATTTTTCGTATTATGACGTTTGACCATATTCCAGACGAACCTGGACGGAAAAAGAATCCAAAAACCGTAGCAGATACAAAAGTCAAGTTGCCATTTCCTCCATTTCAGCATTACAAATTTGATGATAATGACAATTTGGTATGTGTTGGTAAAAGTCATTGGACAGGTGGCATGGAAAACGGTTATTTCAGCCTCGATCACGGTAGAGCAACCAATGAGCTTGCCAAAATGTGGATGAAATTGGTTGATCGTTATGCAACTAGAGGCAATGTACGTGGTTACACATATAATGACGAAATGAAAGGTCAAGCAATTTTGCAACTATCACAAATTGGATTGCAATTTGACGAATCAAAGAGTCAAAATCCATTTGCATACTACACAGCAGCAGTTACCAACAGCTTTGTGCGTGTTATCAACTTGGAAAAACGTAATCAAAACATTCGCGACGATATTTTGGAAATGAATGACTTGAATCCTAGTTACACAAGACTGCATTCAGGCGAATGGGAAGCTGCGGTACGTAGAGAAAACGAAAAAAATAACGGTTGACTTTGCAAATCTTTTAATTTACAATAAAACTCTACACGGAGTATAAAATTTGTTTAACAAAGCAGCAGTATTCACTGACATTCACTTTGGCATGAAAGGCAATAGCCGTATTCACAACCAAGATTGCGAAGATTTTGTCGATTGGTTTATCGAAACAGCAAAAGAACAAGGTTGTGAGACTGCAATCTTCTGCGGTGACTGGAATCACAACAGAAACAGTCTCAATTTAACCACAATGGATGCTGGTATTCGCAGCTTGGAAAAGCTAGGAGCAGCATTTGACAACTTCTATATGTTTGCTGGCAATCACGATTTGTATTACAAAGATAAACGTGATGTTAAAAGCACAGAGTTTGCAAGACATATTCCAGGCGTAACTGTTGTTGAAGAAATCAAACAAATTGACGATGTAGCACTTGTTCCGTGGATGGTTGGCGATGAATGGAAGAAAGTTGCCAACCTCGACTGCAAATACATGTTTGGGCACTTTGAATTACCCAGCTTTTTAATGAACGCTATGGTAAGAATGCCAGATCACGGCGAACTAAAAGCAGAAAACCTCAGCAAACCTGAGTATGTATTCACTGGACACTTCCACAAACGTCAAAGTCAAAAGAATGTTCACTATATTGGCAATGCTTTCCCGCATAACTATGCCGATGCTTGGGACGATGCTCGTGGTATGATGGTATTGGATAGAGAAAATGCAGCCGAACCAGTGTACATCAACTGGGAAGACTGTCCAAAGTACCGTACTGTTAAGCTATCTCAGCTGATTGACGAGAAAGATACATTGATCAAAAGCAAAATGTACCTAAGAGTCACACTAGACTTGCCTATCAGCTTCGAAGAAGCAACGTTTATCAAAGAAACGTTCATGAACGAGTACAACTGTCGTGAAATTACACTGATTCCACAAAAAAGCATAGAAGAAATCAGCAGTGAACTGGATATCGAACAGTTTGAGAGCGTGGATCAGATTGTATCTAACGAGATACTAGCAATTGACAGTGAGAACTTCAACAAATCACTGCTATTAGACATTTACAACGGATTAGAATGATAAAACTTAAAGATTTAACCGTAAAAAACTTTATGAGTGTGGGTAATGTTACCCAAGCAGTTGACTTCCAAGAGGAGCAACTCACTCTAGTGCTTGGTGAAAACTTAGACCAAGGAGGTGACGATTCTGGATCACGCAACGGTACAGGCAAAACCACTATAATCAATGGATTATCTTACGCCTTGTACGGCCAAGCACTGACCAACATCAAAAGAAACAACCTTATTAATAAAACCAATAGTAAGGGGATGTTGGTCACACTAAATTTTGAGAAAAACAATGTTCAATACCGCATTGAACGTGGAAGATCGCCTAATGTTCTTAAATTTTACGTCAATGAACAAGAACAAGTTGACGAATTAGACGATAATAGCCAAGGTGATAGCCGTAAAACACAGGAAAGTATACAAGATCTATTGGGTATGAGCCACAATATGTTCAAACATATTGTTGCATTGAACACATACACAGAACCTTTCCTCAGTATGCGCACAAACGATCAAAGAGAAATCATTGAACAACTGTTGGGTATTACTATCCTAAGTGAGAAGGCTACACTGCTAAAAGAACAGATCAGAGCCACAAAAGATGCTGTTACAGAAGAAACAATGCGCATTGAAGCTGTACAAAGCAGCAATGAAAAGATTCAAACCAGCATTGATTCGTTGAGTAAACGTCAAAAAGCATGGTTAAGCAAACAAAAAAGCGATATTGAACGACTAGAGAAGGGCATTTCAGAACTAGAACAGCTGGATATTGAAAAAGAGTTGGATAATCACGACAAACTCTCTAATTGGAACGAATTAAATGCTGCAATTGCTGCACTTAACAAAGAAAAAGCCACATTAGAGAGTGCATTAATGCGAGCAACCAAGAGTGTTGACAAAGCACAGAAGGATATCACTGATTTAGACGATGCAACCTGCTATACTTGCGGTCAAGCACTGCATGAAGACAAAAAAGCAGAGATTCTAGCAACAAAAACCAAAGATCTACAAGATAGCATGGCATATCAAACAGAAGTTGCTGGAAAATTAGAAGGTGTCATTGCAAGTCTTGGTGATATTGGTGATATCAATGGCAGACCTAACACATTTTATGAAACTGCTCGCGAAGCATACGAACATAGAAACAACGTAGATAACTTGCGCAATACTTTGGTAAGTAAAACGCAAGAAGAAGATCCTTATCAGGCACAAATTGACGATTTAACCAACACTGCACTACAAGAAATTGATTGGAGTATGGTAAATCAACTCAACAACTTAAAAGAACATCAAGAGTTTCTCCTTAAACTGTTGACAAACAAAGATTCTTTCATTAGAAAGAAGATTATTGATCAAAACTTGGCATATTTAAACGCAAGGCTCACATATTACTTAGACAAAATAGGCTTACCACACCAAGTGGTGTTCCAAAACGACCTAGCAGTAGAGATTACACAGCTAGGACAAGACTTAGACTTCGATAACTTGTCACGTGGTGAACGTAACAGGCTTATACTAGGTCTTTCTTTTGCATTTCGTGACGTTTGGGAATCACTTTACCAAGGAATTAACTTATTATTCATTGACGAGTTGATTGACTCAGGTATGGACACTGCTGGTGTTGAAAATTCAATAGGCATCCTCAAGAAAATGACTAGAGAACGCAACAAAAACATCTTCTTGATTTCACACAAAGACGAATTAGTAGGAAGAGTGAACAATGTATTAAAGGTTGTTAAAGAAAACGGCTTTACAACTTACGAAAACGATACAGAAATTGTAGAATGAACGAAGACGATACACACGACAAGCTGATACTAGCAGTATTGGACTACTTTGCATTAAATGAAATCTTTCAACAGCGTCCTGCAGAGCTGAAACGCAGAAAAGTTCGCAAAAAGTTGAGCGAAATTCAAAAGTTGTGCAAAACTCGCCGTGATGAGATTATGGAAGAACATATTAGAAGCATACAAGACGGAAGAAAAAATAATAATCCAAAAAAGGCACGTGAGGCACAAGGAAAGGCTTAACTAATGTATGAGTTGGACATATCAAGGTAAAGAAATCACAAGTATACCGGATGAATACGAAGGATTTGTTTACCTTATCACTAACTTAACTGACAATCGCAAGTATGTAGGCAAAAAATTAGCAAAATTTAAAACAACCAAGCCACCACTCAAAGGCAAAAAGAACAAACGCAGAGGTTACAAAGAGTCAGATTGGCAAACTTACTGGGGAAGTTCAGATAGACTGAACGAAGATGTACAAAAATTAGGCGAAGACAAATTTACTCGTGAAATACTTTATTTTTGCAAAAGCAGAGCAGAAATGAGTTATATTGAAGCAAGAGAACAATTTGATAGGCGTGTATTAGAAACAGACGAATACTACAACGGTATCATCAATGTAAGAGTTGGTGGTTCAAATAAATTACGCCAG